CACCATATTACCGACGAGCCGAGAGGCAAGTCGATCCCCACAGCAGGGCCACGTACGTAGTCTCGTTCTTTCTAAATCCACCCGGAGATGGAGAAAGAACTTTGGAGCATTCCGTAACGTGATCGGCGCTTGTAGCCAACAAAAAGTTGTCACAAGCCTACCCTGCGTATTTGGGGTCCTCAAAGGGAGGGGCGCCAAATCAAGCCAAAAATCCGCGAAAACAAACTTCACCTGGCAGCACACGATTGCAGTGCACTGGGCCGAGTTGGTTTCTGCTTACGAGTCCGCACACGGGACCATCGTCTTCGACAACAGACCGCGCAACCTGGGGAGGTTGCGGGCCTTCGTCCGATGGTATCGCGGCATCGCCACTCGTGGGCGCCCATTCCTTTCAGAATGGTGCCACAGGAACCGCAGCACGATGTGCAACGCGAAACGCGTTGGAGTCGCAGTGGAAAGCCTCCACTGGTCAACAACGGTCGCACGCGCAATCGACTGGAAACTCAGCGACCAGGCGAAGGCCACCAGAGCTGCTCAAGCCACCCAAGAAGCGGTGAACCGATGGAAAAGAGCCTCAACCAAGGAGGAAGACATCTGGGCAGACCTCATTGTATCTCTACTAGAGAAACACGTGAAGGTCAGTCAGTTGTCAACCGAGGAAGAGAAGAACTTACCATGGCCCACTCCTGGGAACAAAGCATGTATCGAGCGTAACAGAGGAGAAGGAGGCTGTGCTGCACAGCACCAACAGATTGCTCGCGACTTCGTGCCTGTGAAGGCCCAACAAATGTTGGACTCCCTTCACGCACGGAACCAAGCCAATCTATGGACTATGACCCAGCGAACAGTACCTTCCATCCCTCTGCATTACGGCGGTGCCCCTCAAGCACAACGGCTCATCGACCAGAACCCTATGAATATGATGGCGATGTTTGAAAACATTCACCAAACCCATATGGCCGTGGAAGAGATCCAGTCGTCTGAGGAGCTTCTCACCATTTCGCCCGAACATGTTGCCCTGCTCACCCGTAACTTCCACCGTGGAAAACTTACCGACGTGCGCCCGCTAGCCCTCGAAGAGATTGGTGGTAAGACGCGATTGGCAACGCTCCATCCCGCACTAGAAGTGTGGGTGGCGCGACGCCTAACGCAACTGACCTTACCAACTCTCAAGGGACTTTGCTGGACACGCGATAGTCTCACTGGTATCTGTCACGGTCAAACAGAGTTGTTCCGCAGGACGCTACCTGGGCAGCCTGAGTTAACTACGGCTAAGCTGTACAGTGCCGACCTTTCCGCAGCCACGGACCATATCCCCTTCGGAGTCGCACGCAAAGT